GCTGCTAAAATGGGACTTCGCAGTATGGCCTAGGCCTTCGGGCGATGTCCCTTTCTCTTTATAGTTTGTAGTTCGGAGACACTTCTAATTTTGGTAGCCTTTCAGATATATCGCAAGGGATATCCATCGCATGGGCATATTCTTTTTTAAAAAATATGAGCTCATCTGAATTCGGAGCAAGTATTGCGGAAAATTCTGATATCATGCATTTTTGTATCATTACGTCATTCACTAAAATAAATATGGATAAAATTATACCGAAAATACCTTTTAACGCATATTTGTCTTTTTGCGCTATTTTTCCATTATATCGTCTGATAACGCCTTTCGGAAGTAATTTATAGAGAGATTCACCAGGAATATTATATTGAGTTCTGCATTTTACAAAGTTTAAATTATGAGCAGCAAAATTACGGAATCTTCGTATACCCTCCATAGCTGTCATTATTAATGCTATTTTTTCTTTTGTTTCTAATTTATTAGAGGGGATTAGCAGATTTGCTACTTCTGATTTATTGGATGAGTTGAGACATTTGAATAGGTTTATTGATGTACCTAAAGAAACATTTTTAAATAAAATCCAGGGTGGAACATGATTATGCTTTTTTAAATAATGCTTCGTAGGGTGCTTAGCAAAATTTACATTTAATTGTTTATTTATCTCTTCTTTTACCTTGAGAAATGTGAGGTTTCTGTTGACTTTTCTTTTGTAGTGCTTAGCATCTAAATAATCATCTTGATGAACGCCAATATTTTTAGCTAGGATGTAAGCTAGGTGTGCCTTGAATTTCACTTCTACCATCAGACCGTATTTCATTGTTAGTGCTTGAACTGATTTGTCCATGAAATCAAATACAAATAATTTTTCAATGGTAGTTCCCGGTTTGAATTGGTCGTTTGGCATAAAAATATCTTTATACCCGTTGATTAAGTCATAGTATGAAGCGGTCAATAAAATATGTTTTCCCTTATCTTCATCATAAATTTCTAGCCCTCTGGCGCGTAATATATTCAGTTGCTCGTCTAGTGTTTTGAAAGGTTTATCATAGTTCATGGCAAGACTCCTGTAACATATAGCATAAAAGGCTCGCTACCATACGGCAACGAGCCAGTGACCAACATCCGAAATGTTGAAGTCTTTTCACTACTTATACTATAACATAGGAAGCCCGAATGTCAAGCGCGATATTATGCATAATTTTATTTACATAAATTAAAACTGAGGCATAAAAAAGAACGCTCCCGATTTTTCGAGAACGTTCTTTTTACATGCAACCCTATGCAAGTATAAGAGTTAGCATAAATCTTTTTTTGGTGCACCAATCTGATTTTTATCCGAACATTCGGTTTCCCCCGTCAGCAGTATGCTTACGGGGCTTTTTAATGTCGGAGGGCATGCCGTATAGTTGTATTGGATTTCTATAGAGTCCTGGTGCACGATGACCCGGCGGATGAAGGTACGGAACATGGCCAGGCGGTATGCATCGTGTTCTTTTTTATTTAGTAACAGGCTACGCAGGAAAAATTCTACGGCTACAGCGTCGATGTGGATGGGAGCATATTTGAATTTCAGCTCGTCTATTTTCTGATCTAATTCTGCGATTCGGGCTTCATATTTTTCGATGTTTGCTGTAATCGTGGTGGAGCATAAGCCGGTTTCGATGGCCTTTATGGAGTTATCGAGTTTTCTCTGTATAGAGTTACGCTCTTTCTTGATGCGGGCCTGCTCATCGGCAGTAGGGTCGATTTCTTGCAGGTTTGCGACTTGCTGGGCAATCATTTTTATAGCTTCCGGGCTACGAAGGATATCGACGGTTGTTTTCAGTACGAGGCTTTCGATTTTATCGCGGCTGATATTCCGTGATTGGCACCGGTATTTCATCTTCTTGCCGCGCTCGTGGTAGTTGTTTTTTGAACTGCACCGATAGTAGTAATACAAGTTACCATTCTTTGAACGGCCACTCTGGCCAGTCATTGGCAGGCCACATTCACCGCAGTAGATATAGCCCGTAAGCGCGTACGCCGTACTATGGCTTTTGGCCCTGGGGGTGCTTTTATGGTAGTCTATACGATTTTGTACGGCACGCCACAGGTCGTATGGAACAATTGGCGTCGTGAAGTTTTTTATAGTGTGGCCATCCCATTCATAAGTACCGATGTACAGCTTATTTGTCAGTATGCTGTTGATACTGCTACGGCCAAATGGCCGACCGCTGACGGTAGTATAGTTGTGGGCGTTGAGATAATTGATGATGTCGATGATGCGATTCCCCGCATTATACATCTCATAGATAATATTTACAGTCTTGGCAGACGTTGGCACGACTTTCAGTTTTTTGTCATGCGTTAATACGTAACCCAGGGGGACGCGGCCGCCAGTCCACTTGCCTTCTAAGATATTTTCTGTCATGCCACGCTTGACTTTCTGTGACAGTTCAGCAGAGTAGTATTCTGCGTATCCTTCCAGCATGGATTCCAGTATGATAGAGCTTGGATCATCTCCGATGCGTTCTTTTGCCGACAAGACTCGGACGCCATTCTTTTTGAGCTTATTTTTGTAAATGGCGCTGTCATACCGACTGCGCGAAAAACGATCCAGCTGATAGACGATGACGTACTGGAATTGACCACGTGCGCTATCGGCAATCATACGCAGGAAATCGGGCCGGTTATCGGATCGGGCGGACATGGCCCGGTCTATGTAAGTGCCGATGACTTCCAAGCCTTGGTCTTCAGCGAATTTTGTACATTCACGAATCTGACCGTCGATGGATTCCTCTCTTTGCTTATCACTGCTGAAGCGGGCATAAATGACGGCTTTGGCCGTAGTAGTTGATGACATAAAAAATCAGTCCTTTCATAGGCGAACAGGCTGATTCATGATATAATAATACCGTAAATCAGCCAAATTTAATTGATTTTAAACAAGCCTAAATTAATTGGCTTTAAATCAGTTCTCTACTTGGTTATTTACAAATTGCTGATACGGTACTGGTAATACCGCCGGCGCGTCCCGTGTCCTGATGCAACAGGATGCGGGATTTTTTGTTGTTGCTGCTAATGCTGTATTCTCTTAACTTTATGGTGCCAGTCCACTGGAAAACCCATTTTTGCAAGAATATCATTAGCTGTAATGGTTTTCATACGAGAATCTAATTTATGGGATTCTTTACGTATCGTATTGTGAACTGCCCCGTATTCGCTATTACTTAAAAAGCACTGAAGCGAAATAAGCACTGCATATACCGTATTGCGCGGGGAATCCGCAGCAATCCCGAATTGGTCATGCAATGGGGACCAATATTTGCTATCGCGGCGACAGCAAAATCCAATAAGTCTATTATTATGGGCGCATATATTCCTCACGTCATTTATATTTTCAATGAAGCTAAGCATAATTTCAGGCGAAAACGGAGTAGTCAAGGACTCATCTGGCAGGTGACGATGGATGAACGTAAGCATATCTTTTGCAACTGCATTCTGAACTGATGTTGTAGACGCAGCCAGCATATGCCGAAGCTCACCGAAATCAAGATAATTCGCCAGCACCCATATCGGTACATCTTTATGTTGATGGACATAATGGGTAATACTGTTACCATTATATTTTTTATACCGATCAATAATCCTGGCCAGCTGAGAAATGGTAGATATTACTTTTAGCGTCTTACTTTTATCGTAGCAAGCGATATTTAAATATGCGTACGGGATATTTTTGTAAGCCTCTGCAAAACGATGTGCAAATATTGCTTTAAGATGGGTTTCCATGGCAATACTTGCCTGAAATATAGCCTGCTTTATTTCTCTCTCAAATACGTAAAGATGCGCAATTTCATCGAATGTCGTCCCGGCAACATACTGATCGCCTTGACGGGGAAAATAATTTGCATAGCCATTGATGATATTATAATAATTTTGCGTAAGCAAGTACAATTTAGCTTTTTCCACGTCATCTATTATAAGGCCACGCTGACGAAGAATCTCTATTTGTTCATCGATTGTTTTAAATACTTTCAAAGAAAAAAACCTCCTCCATATAATGGAGAAGGCTTTTCCTCGCACTGGTCCCCGTAGAGATTCCAGCACTCTCTCTAAGTGTCTCCATTATAAAGCGAAAAATAAATAATGTCAAGCGTACGTCTACCCAGCTACGAAAAACTGGAAATCATCTATTTCGTTATCCAAGTCTTGGCTATGAAGCAGTTTTTCCAGCAAATCCGCTTGGATTTCAGCGCTGAAGTCGTTGCCCTTGATGTGCATCAATTCATGAAGGACAGCAGCTTTTTGCATTTCCCAGGAACAGTGAGAATTGACAATAATAGTGTAGCTGCCGTCTTCATTCATATGCGTGAGGGCTCGCACATGATAGGGCATATCTTGATAGATTAATATAATATTCATAGACTACTTTTTACCTTCCTTCGCCTTTAGCCCGTTAATTAGATTCAGGACAATGTCAATATCATCTTTGCTGAGGTCCTTGGTAGCGTCGAACAGAATACGCCGGTTCGGATTTGTGCGCAACTCTTCTGCTAGGGCAGCAACATCCGGATCGGAATAGTAGCCCTGGCTATCATCTGATGTGTCATCTAGTAGGTCCATAGGAGATATTTGAAGAGCTTCAGCTAAAAGCGCCATTTTATCACGCCTCATGTTTTTTATATAACCTGATTCCCATTTTTTGACCGTACTCTTACTAACACCAACTTTATTAGCGACTTCTTCCATGGTTAAGCCAAGTTCTTTTCGTCTGTGTTCTATCATTTCATTGACTTTCATAATTAATCGCTCCTTTTAAGTTCCTATCTATATAATACTATGCATGTTTCTAAAAAGCAACATTTTTACCAAAATATAATATTAAGTTTCCTAAAGTGTTGACAGTCGCTTGAATGTAGGATATAATTCAAGTAGCCTAAAGGAAACGACAGGAGGTGATAATTGTGAATGCTAATAAACTATTAGCCCTTATTAAACTCAAAGGCTTTTCTATGAAAAGCTTCCTTAGCGCAATCCAAATGCCTAGTTCTACATGGTCAAAGAAAATCAGAGGCTTATCGGAATTCACGCGAGCTGAAATATGCTCAATAATCCATGTATTACACATGGATTATTACGAAGTAATGGATATTTTTTTTAATCAAAAAGTTTCCTAAAGTAAACAAAATTTAAAAATGTGATTGAACTCACACGGCGAGAAAGGAGGCGTCCTTATGCTGAGGAAGAAAGAAAAAGAGCCATGCGGGGACATGGCTCTAATTGTTACAAAAAACGAATTTTATTACACAGTCATACGGTGCATAGGAATCTTCATGACTTATCAATACTCGTCATTGACGCTATCTGATGAGGAATTTTGGCTTGCTTGGCTCGTCATTGCTTTTTTAGTGCTTTCCATAACTTGGGACTGTATAAAATCCATGTGAGCTTGGACAGCATCTTCATGAGCTTGAATGGCATCATTGTGAGCTTGGATGGCGTCTTCATGTGATATAGACTCCATTTCATAGGTGGCCAAGGTAAAAATCACATTAATTATCAGTATAATTAGTCGAATAATCTTATCACGGCTCAATGATTTTTCTTTAAGTGTGGGGAATAATTCATCAATCTGTTTTTCTTGTTCTTCTGTAACTTCTGGAACGTCGGCATGTGATATTTCGACTGGGTCCAACTGTTGTAAGAACGATTCGGCTAAGTCAGTACGCACATCCAATGGAATTTGGGAGATTGCATTGAAAGCGTCTGACCAGGGCAGATTACAAGCAGGATTTAGTTTTGTAATAACGTTCATAGAATCTTGTATTGCCCTAATAGCTGGTGGGTCCGTAATTTGAGAAATTTTTTCCATTGATTTCATTAGTTGCTGAATAGCAGGCTGTGGAAGAGTAAGGGAATACAATCTCTGCATTTGTTGTTGGATTTTGACAGCCTGCCAGGCAATACCTGACATCGAACTTAAATCTGTTATTTTTGCCATAATAGTCACCTCCCTTCATAACAATTATAACATGACGGGGCAAAAAGGAGGCGTCCTTATGCTGAGGAAGAAAGAAAAAGAGCCATGCAACAGCACAGCTCTTATAAAATTTGATCGCTACGATGTAATGGATTATGTGATGCGGGTACTAGAAAAACATGATGTATTGATTCCTGTGATTTTATCGATTGCAGTTTCTGTTACCACAGTCCTTTTACTAACAAAGTAATTAACGTGGTAATAAAAGCAACAATAATTGGAGCAATTATTGATTTAGAAACGGCTTCAATAAAAAATTGCTTTTTTAAATCAAAGTAAATTTTACCATTCATGGTAATACGGTAAGCTCCATCCATGTAAACACGGGGATCATTTGATTTTCCTATGCCAGCATTTTCTATGTACCGATTCCCGATAAGGATTGATAAATAATTGCTGGCATCAAACGAGCATAAAACTGCTAGTTGAGAAACTGAAAGCAGTTCGTGCTTGAAGAAAAGCTTTAATACTTTTTCTGATTTCGAGTCAAGCCGAGTAAAAGGCATAAATATCATCTCCTTTCATGAACATTATATCATGACGGAGCAGAAAGGAGGCATCAGTACGATGACGAACAAGGAAATGAAAAAGCTTGAGATCAATTTCAAGAATCGCTGGGTTGATTATCTTCATGCTGATTATGAAGATAAATTCGGTAACAGCGGGTATACCGAAGATGACGCACAACGCAGATTGAACATGGCACTCGGATATAGCAACGCTATTTTCGACGTCCTCAGTCTTACCTATGACCCGGATACTACGCAGCGGCTTATCGCCATGTGGAGCAAAGAATCTACAGATGCGTTTGTCGCCGACAAAAAAGCCCAGGCCGAATATAACGCGCAGCGGAAGAAGTGACCGAAAGGAAGGCAAGAAATGACACCTAACGAAACGGCTTACTTAGTCAACCTGTTTCAAAAATCTTACTTGAAACGGCTTCAGCTAACTGATGCCTACAATGAAAATCCGGTCAGCATGAACTACATCCTCAAGGAATTAGCAGAAATCAATATAGAAACGATTCTACATATCTGCCATGAACTGGGGATAGATTCCGAACGGTTGCGGCGAGCAGGCATCGCCGCGTGGGAAGCCCACTGTGAAGATGTTTTGGCGGATTGGAGGCGACAATGCGATGAAACATAATAGAAGGCCACACGCAAGCCGGCTTATCCGCGCTGGATTATCCATGGCCATAGCCTTTGGGTGCGGCCTGTACATCGGCCACACGGGGCCATGGATGACCAGCGAAACACTGGCGGCGGATACATCATACATCCATGAAGTGGATGCCGGTGAAACGCTCTGGCAAATTGCCGGGCCCATTGCAGATCAGACCGGACAGGACGTCCGGGAGATCGTCTACCAGCTCCAAGTCAACAACGACTTAGGACCGGATCCGACACTACAGCCGGGGCAGAAATTAATCATTCGTTACTGATAGGGGGTGGCGACAATGGATGATTTTTTCCGCGACATCATCGAATTCTACAGCGACCCGGAAAACGTCCGGGCCCTAGAAGAATACCGCAAAAAACAAGAAGCATTGAAAGGAGGTGAAGCAAATGATGTGTGCAACATGTCCCCATGATGGGTATTGTATTCCCGATGATTGTGCGCTCATAGAAAAAGAGCCGCTCCTGCGCCAACAGGAAACGGCCCCAACAAAAACAGTTCAAATTAACTATAGCACACGATCGGAGATTTTACAATTGGATACAGCTCAAAATGACTATGAAATGTTTATAGCCAAGAAGGAACGCCCGGCGGACGATTACGGATTCAAAATCTCAATGGGTTCCCTGCCGTCGGCCCTGTTCGACTTCCAGCGCGATATCGTCCATTGGGCTCTTGCCAAAGGGCGCGCCGCCATTTTTGCCGACTGCGGCCTGGGCAAAACCTTGATGCAGCTGGCCTGGGCAGACCAGGTACACCAGCATACAGGGAATCCAGTCCTGATACTGGCGCCGCTAGCGGTTGCATCCCAGACAGCGCAGGAAGGCCGTCGGTTCGGCATCAAAGCCTGTGTTGTAGAAAAGCCAGGTGATGTCATCAATGGCATCAATATCACGAACTACGACAAGCTGGACCGGTTCGACGCCAGCGCTTTTGCCGGGGTCGTTCTTGACGAATCGTCTATCCTGAAATCCTTTACCGGGAAAGTACGGACGGCGCTCATCAACGCTTTCGGCCGGACGCCGTACCGCCTGGCATGCACGGCCACGCCAGCGCCGAATGATTACATGGAGCTTGGCAATCATGCCGAATTTCTGGGCGTCATGACCCGGACGGAAATGCTCAGCATGTTCTTTGTCCATGACGGCGGGGAAACGTCTAAGTGGCGGCTGAAAGGTCATGCGGAGAAAAGTTTCTGGCACTGGATGGCTGGGTGGGCCGTCGTTTTGGATAACCCGGTCAGCCTGGGATACCAGGATGAGGGCTACGAACTACCGGAACTGCGTATGCATGAAATCATTGTAGATGGTGATGCGCCGACGCAGGAAAAGCTGACACTGACACAGCGCCGGAAAGCCCGCAAGGAATCGTTGGAAGCCAGATGTAGGGCCGCGGCAGACCTGGTCAATGCCAGCCATGAGCAATGGCTGGTATGGTGCGACCTCAACGCCGAATCGGAAGAGCTCCATAAGTTATGCCAGATGTCGCGGCAAGTCCGCGGATCCGATAAGAGTCAGTACAAGTCATCTACGATGATGGGGTTTTCCATCGGTGTCCTGAAGTGCCTGATTACAAAGCCCAGCATTGCCGGGTTCGGTATGAACTGGCAGAACTGCCACCATATGATCTTTGTCGGCTTGTCCGACAGTTACGAACAATACTATCAAGCCGTGCGCCGCTGCTGGCGGTTCGGTCAAACGCATCCCGTTGATGTTTACATCATCATATCGGCGAAAGAAGGATGCGTCAAGGAAAACATCGAACGCAAAGAAGCGGATGCCATCAACATGAGGCAGAAAATGGCCGCGCTGACCCGCGAATCCGTCAAAGAAAATTTATCGCGGACGACACGGATTATGTCGGTATATCAGCCTGATGTGCCTATGCGTCTGCCGGATTGGAAAGAAATGGAGGCCGTATAAGATGACCAACGTATTAGATCAGTACATATCGGACAGGGTATCCCTGTATCACGGTGATTCTGTAGAAATGTTGCACGGACTGCCGGATAACTGCCTGCACTATTCTATCTTTTCGCCGCCGTTCTCATCGCTATACACCTATAGTAACAGCGACCGGGATATGGGGAACAGTGCCAGCGACGATCAGTTCTATACGCATTTCGGATTTTTGATTCATGAGCTGGCCCGGGTCATCATGCCCGGGCGACTGGTATCAGTCCATTGCATGGACATTCCGAAAATGAAGAGCCGTGACGGTGTTATTGGGTTGAAAGACTTCCCAGGTGAAATTATTCGGGCCTTTGAAAAAGCCGGATTCATCTACCACAGCCGCGTTGTCGTGTGGAAAGACCCGCTTGTCGAGGCAACCCGTACAAAAGCCTTGGGGCTGATGCACAAACAGCTATGCAAGGATTCGGCCATGTGCCGGAACGGGCTCCCTGATTATGTCGTGACATTCCGAAAGCCCGGGGATAATCTGGAACCGGTCGCGCATGAAGACGGGCTGAAACGGTTCTATGGCGAAAACGAGCCGGAAGGCGTGAAGACGCTGCGCCCTCAGCCGGACCCGGAACTCATCGAAGCAAAGAAGAAGTACAACACAGTACCGATATACAGCCATCAGGTATGGCGCCGGTACGCATCGCCGGTATGGATGGACATCCGGCAGAGCAACACGCTCAACCGGGCGGCGGCACGGGACGAGAAGGATGAACGGCACATCTGCCCGCTACAGCTCGACCTGATCGCCCGATGCCTGGAACTGTGGACGACCCCGGATGATATTGTGCTGGATCCGTTTGCCGGTATCGGCAGTGTCCCAGTCGTGGCCCTTCAGATGGGCCGCCGGGCCATGGGGTTCGAGCTCAAAGATTCATACTACAATCAAATGGTTTTGAACTGCAAAGAGGAGGAAACACACCATGATGAAAATCAGCTTTGAAGGAAACGTAAATGAAGTATTATCCGATATGAAAGCATTCTTGCAACTGCGCTCAGAATTGAGCCCAGATGTGGGCGCAATGGCGATGGATGCTGTAACACCGGCGGCATCGTCTGCAACACAAGCGGCGCCCTCGAGCCCCGTTTCCGCTGTTGAAAAAACGGCCCCGGCGCCGACTACTGAAACACCTGCTACCGTGCAGGCATCTTCTACACCAGCTCCAGAAACGCCTGTTGCACCAGCCGCGGCGGCGCCTTCTACACCAGATCCGGTAACACCTGAGCCGCCTGTAGCCACGGTTCCGACGGCACCGGCGAAAGAATACTCGCTGGACGAACTGCTGACGGCTACAGCGCCGCTCATGGATGCTGGGAAGATTGCTGACCTTCAGGCACTGATGCGGAAATACGGTGTTGCATCTATGATGGAAATCCCAAAAGAAAAATATGGCGAACTGGCAACAGATTTGCGCGCACTGGGGGCGAAATTATGAGCAAGCAGCACGCATTATTAAGTGCCTCCTCAGCGCACCGCTGGCTGAAATGTACGGCAGCGCCGCAGATGGAACAGAAATTCCCAGACACGACATCGACATATGCGGCAGAAGGTACGTTGGCGCATAGCATTGCGGAACTGAAACTGCGCGCCTATGCGGTTGAACCGATGAGTCATGCCACCTTTACGCGGCGCCTGAATAAGCTCAAAAAGGATGAGCTTTATCAAGCAGAAATGGACGGCTATACGGAAATATACCTGGATTATATCAAAGGCATCCTGCTGTCTTATGATGTCAAGCCCTATGTCGTGGCCGAAAAACGGGTTGATTTCAGCCGTTATGTCCCGCAGGGATTCGGTACCGCGGACTGCCTGATCATGGCCCATGATGAGCTTCATGTTGTCGATTTCAAGTATGGGAAAGGTGTGCCCGTTGCAGCAGCCAATAACCCGCAGATGCGATTGTATGCCTTGGGGGCTTTAGCCGCGTATCAGCTGCTATATCAGTTCAAGGTGGTGCATATGCATATCGTCCAGCCGCGAATCAACAATTTCAGCCAGGAAACATTGGGCGTCGATATCCTGAAAGCTTGGGCCGCTGATGTGGTTGCCCCGAAAGCCCAGGAAGCCGCCAGTAAAGACGGGGGAGCATTCAACCCTGGAGAATGGTGCCGGTTTTGCCGGGCCAAGGCACCATGCAAAGCGCGTGCGGAAGCCTACGCCCAATATGCTGACGTGGCGCACGAAAAACGGGATATGACCATGATTACCATGCCAGAGTTGGGGGATTACCTGAAAACAGCGAAACTGCTGAAGGACTGGGCAGATGATTTGCAGGAATACGCGCAGTCGTGTGCCATGAAAGGTATCCATGTTCCTGGCTGGAAACTGGTAGAAGGCCGCGGGAGCCGGGTATTTACTGACATGGATGCGGCTTTCAGCAAACTGATGGAAAACGGTATTGATGAATCCGTATTATACGAACGCGTGCCACTGACACTGGCTAAAACAGAAAAGGCCATCGGCAAGAAACTGTTCGCCGACCTGTGCGATGAATTCATTGAACGGAAGCCTGGCAAGCCCGCATTGGTGCCAGAATCTGACAAGCGTCCTGCTTTAGACCTTACCCCGAAAGCTACTGATGTTTTTAAACCTATTGACGAAAAAGGAGATCACTAACTATGGAAAACACGAATATCGTATTAGAAAATGTCCGCCTCAGCTATGTACATCTTTTGAAGCCCTATGGCCGGGACCCGCAATCGCCGCAGAAGTACCAGACAACAATCCTGCTCCCTAAAACGGATACCGTCGGTAAACAGAAGCTCGACGCAGCTATCGCCGCAGCTACGCGTAACGGATTGAATGGCAAATGGAATGGCACGGCGCCGGCCAAAGTGCCTACGCCGATTTGGGATGGTGATGGACTTACACAGAACGGAAACCAATTCGGACCGGAATGTAAAGGCTGCTGGGTGTTCGCCGCATCCAGCGCAGCGGACAAACCCGTTGATGTCGTTGATGCTCAGATGAACCGTATCATCGACGCGACACAGATTTACAGCGGTGTATACGCGAATATCTCGGTCAACTTCTTCCCCTATAATTACCAAGGGAAAAAGGGCATCGGATGTGGCCTCGGTCCAGTGCAGAAAGTTCGTGACGGCGAACCGTTAGGCGGGTCTGCACCGTCGGCTAAGTCTGTATTCCATGCGATTCAGCCGCAGGCGCCGGCATCCCCGGCGGTCAATCCGCTCACGGGCCAGCCCATGTAATCGATATATGTGTCTTTCAGGCGCGTGGAACAACCGCGCGCCTATTTTTATCAAGAGGTGATTTACATGCCGAAACATCTCAGCATTGACATTGAAACATATTCGGATATAGATATCGGGAAATGTGGGCTGTTCAAGTACTGCGACAGTGAAGCCTTTGAAATTCTGCTGTTTGCCTACTCCTATGATTTCGGACCGGTGAAGGTCGTAGACCTGGCATCCGGGCAGGCTATCCCTGGCAATGTCCAGATGGATTTACAGAATCCCGATGTCATCAAGCACGCCTACAATGCGGCCTTTGAAATTACCTGCCTCAACCGGGCTGGGTACTTAACACCGCCAGACCAATGGCGCTGTACCATGCTTCATGGTCTGTATCTTGGGTACCCGGCGGGGCTGGCAAATCTAGGGAAAGCCCTGGGCCTACCAGATGACAAACAGAAAATGGCAGCTGGCAAGGCCCTAATCCGGTATTTCTGTGTGCCATGCAAAGCGACCAAGCGTAATGGCAGCCGCCGGCGCAACCTGCCGAAACACGACCCGGATAAATGGCGGACCTTCAAAGAATATAACGCCCAGGACGTCGTAACCGAGATGGCCGATTACCAGCGGCTGCTTGCGTATCCTGTTCCGGACTGGGTGCAGGAAGACTGGGTTATCGACTATGAATTGAACCGCCGGGGCATACAGCTTGATTTGGACCTTGTATACGGCGCTATCCGTATCAATGATGAGCACCGCGAGGAGCTGATTCAGCGGGCCATTGCTATCACAGGTCTGAGCAACCCGAACAGCCGGAACCAGTTATTGGAATGGCTCAATGAAAATACGGATCTGAACCTGGAAAAACTGACTAAGGAAACGGTATCAGAGTCCCTGCAAGTAGCCAGCGGCGCCGCGGAAGAAGTACTGCGGATCCGCAAGAATCTATCGAAAAGCAGTGTATCGAAGTACCAGGCCATGAAAAGCGCTGTTTGCCACGATCATCGCATTCGAGGCGTCCTGCAATTCTACGGAGCAAACCGTACAGGACGCTGGGCCGGTCGGCTCGTCCAGGTCCAGAACCTGCCTCATGATATTCCGCCATCTATTGACGTAGCCCGGCATCTGGCGAGTACGGGAAACCGCCACGGCCTGGAACTGCTCTATGGTGACGTAGCCAGCACTTTGTCCCAGCTGATTCGTACGGCTTTCATCGCGCCCGATGACGCCATGCTGTGCGTATCAGACTTTTCTGCTATCGAAGCCCGGGTATTGTCCTGGCTGGCTGATGAGAAGTGGCGCATGGATGTTTTCGCCAATAACGGCGATATCTACTGTGCGTCGGCGTCTTCCATGTTCGGCGTGCCTGTCGTGAAACACGGCATCAATGGCCACTTACGGCAAAAAGGGAAGGTTGCAGAACTGGCCCTAGGGTATCAGGGTGGGCCAAATGCCCTGATTTCTATGGGTGCCCTCAAGCAGGGGCTGACAGAAGAGGAACTGCCGGATATAGTCCGTCGCTGGCGGGCGTCGAACCCGCGCATCCAAGACTTCTGGTATGCCGTTGATAACGCGGCTATGTCAGTCATGCAGAACGCCCAGCCCGTAGGATTGCCGCACGGCATCATCTTCAGCCGTGAATGCAATTTGGTGTATGGTTACGACTACTTGACGATAACCCTGCCCAGCGGCCGGCGACTGTTCTACCCGCAACCCTATATCGCGGATAACCAGTTCGGCCGCCCGGCCATCCATTACCGTACACAGGTCGGCGCCAACTGGGTCAACACTTCGACCTATGGTGGCAAGCTCGTTGAAAACATTACCCAGGCCATCGCCCGGGACTGCCTGGCCCTGGCTATCAAGCGGCTGGTACAACATGGCTATAAACCACTGATGCACATTCATGATGAGGTCGTGTTAGAAGTACCGAAAACGGAACTGCATGATGATGAAATCGAACGGATCAACGCCATCATGTGCGCACCTATCCCGTGGGCGCCAGGGCTGTTATTAAACGCCGATGGATTTGTCAGCCCGTACTATAAGAAGGATTGAGGAGGGACGCTATATGATTGAAAATAAAGCGCGTATTGCCGCCAATGGGGGAACCATTGCGACGTCGGTACTGATTTACATGGCACTTCATGATGATGACGCTCTGCGATTCAGCACGAAACGCCTGAACGCGATTACTGATACCGTGACCACGTACAGCGAAGACATCAACCATAGCGCCGAAAAATTCATTCTATATCGGAATCGGCTGGACCAATGCGGCATCGATTTTCAGTTGAAGTATGACTTCATCCGAGCCTTGATGAAAGGCTTGAAATTCTCCGGAAAACGGGAGCATACCGGCGCAGAAGCGGGGATAGAAGCCACATACACGCTGATACTGCTGGCTGCGCACGATATATATGGTCTGGGCAGGACGCGCCTGCGCCGTATACAGCATCGAATTAAGGAATATGCATGGGCCATCAAAGATGGCGCCGTCCATATCTTGGAGTACATGAAATGCCTGGCCTGCGAATGCGGGCAAAAATATCAGGTCCTCATGAACTATGAAAACGAATACGGAGAAATATGCATTTATGGATAGGAGTGTGATAGATATGAGCCGTTGTACGGTATGGCGATTGATTTTTTTCTACGCCATTGTTTTTTGGATTGCATTTTTTGTAGCCGCTGTATTTATGCTGAATTAGGAGTCAAATAATGAAATGGGTTAATCCAAATGATGAAATGCCAAAGCGCTATATAACTATCCTGATTGCCATCCAATATCCCCAGCATAATCGGGCGTTTACCATTACTACGGGCCTTTATACCGGCGAACGCCTGGGATGGTATGCCGATGTCAACGGGAAATACCTGGATACAGAACAGGTGAAATATTGGGCTCCGATTGTGTCCCTGCCCAGGGGATATTAATGAAGCCGAATCGAGGATGATGAACTATGATAGATAGCAAAATTTTAGAGTTACTGAAGAAATGTAGGGATGATAATGCTGAAGATTCTTGAATTATTTGGTGGAATTGGCAGCCCTAGAGTTGCGTTGCGAAACTTAGGGATTCCGGTTAAATCAATCGACTATGTCGAAATCGATGAAAAGGCTGTCAGGTCATACAATGCCATGTTTAAAAGCGAGCTTCCGTATAAAACACAAGACGTTAGGGGGTGGAACTTGAAGCCAGACATCTTGATCCACGGAAGCCCTTGCCAGGATTTCAGTATTGCAGGCAGGCAGCGCGGAGCGGATCCGAATAGCGGAACCCGCTCATCGCTCATGTGGGAAACCATTAGCATCGTTAGAAATATGGGACTATGGAAACCCCGAATCATCATATGGGAGAACGTGAAAAACGTAAGAAGCCGCTATATGGTGCATAACCATGAAAAGTACATATCTGAATTGGACCAAATGGGGTATAAAAGCTCCTATGCTCTGCTGGATGCTCGGAATTTCGGGCTTCCACAAGCCAGGAAACGGGTTTTCACGGTGTCTATTTTGGGCGGCAAAGAATTTGATTTTACCCATCTGAAAAGAAAGCCAATGGTCAATATTAGGGGCTTTCTGGAAAGTGGCCCCGTTGATGATTATTACCGGGTTAAAGCTCCGTCAATGCTTAGGGCAATTGGGAAGACAGGAACTGTCAGAAGGCTTCCTATCATCCAAGATTACTGCTGGACGATTACAGAGCGCCCGGACAGAGCACCGGGGAGTGGCTGCCTTCCCATAGGTAATGGCAAATACAGATACTTGACGGAAAGAGAATGCTGGCGGCTTCAAGGTTACAGCGATATCGACTTTGACGCAGTCGCTCAGGTTAATAGCCGGAGGACCCTTTACCGTCAAGCAGGCAATAGTATCCCCGTACCGATTTTTGAAAGCCTTTTCAAGAAAATGCTATAGGGAGGATTGAGAAAATGGCTAATGATGTACAGCACCCGGAACACTACACGTGGAAAGGGACAGAATGTAAAAAAGTTATTGAAGAAATGACAAAAGGACTGGATGGGCAGGAAGCCTATTATGTAGGCAATATCATCAAGTATCTGTACAGGTATCCTATGAAGGGAACGGCACATAAAGATTTGATGAAAGCCCGGCAGTATCTCGATTTCCTAATTACGAATCAGGAAGTCCGGGACGCAGAAAAGGAAAAAGGAAATGCGTAATGCGAGCTATCCCGATTGGGGGAGGTGTTATTTTGCAGAACGATAGAAAACTGGTCATCAGCGTTGGTAGCAGCCGCAGCTCGAAGAACTGGGTACAGACAGAGATGATGTGGTCGGAGTTCATCGACCGCCTGCGTGTGCCACAGCGGACGCCTGAAACATTTGATGACTACATGAAAATGTCGAAACGGCAGAAAAGCGAATTGAAGGACATTGGCGGTTTTGTCGGAGGATCGTTACAAGGAACACGCCGCAAAGCGGCCGCTGTCACGGAGCGTGACCTGGTAACGCTGGATATGGACAATATTGCGGCCGGGGAAACGGATAATGTCATCCGCCGCGTCGACAGCCTGGGGGCAGCCTACGTAGTGTACAGCACACGCTCACATGCTCCCTTCCGGCCGCGTCTGCGGGTTATCCTGCCGCTCGATAAAACGGTCACGGCAGATGAATATGAACCTATTGCGCGGAAACTGGCTAGTATCATCGGCATCGAACTGTGCGACCCGACGACATTCGACGTTTCACGGCTGATGTATTGGCCCTCGTGCAGTACTGACAGCCAGTATACTTTTGCATATGGGGATAAGCCCTTTACCAGCGCCGAGGGTATCCTGGCGCAATATGAAGACTGGCATGATGTGCGGACATGGCCGCAAGTACCAGGCAAAGAAATGAAACCGAAAGAACTGCTGGCCCGGCAGGCGGATCCTACGAAAAAAGCGGGCATCGTCGGCGCTTTCTGCCGGACCTATGACATCCGGGGCGCTATCGCCGCATTCATCCCGAATGCCTACGAAGACACGGACAAAGACGACCGTCTGACCTATACCGGCGGGTCTACCGTTGCCGGGGCTGTCATCTATGATGACGGTAAATTCCTGTACAGCCATCACGCGACGGACCCCGTCAGCGGGATGTTGGTCAACGCGTTCGACCTCGTCCGGATGCACCGGTTCAGCGAGGACGATGCAGATGCTAAAGAGGGTACCCCGGTCAACCGTCTGCCCAGCTACCAGGCCATGAAGCGCCTGGCCATGCAGGATACCGACGTCATGACGGACCTCAATGCGACAGCTCAGCAGCACGCATCCGACGTCTTCAACACCTTGACAGATGAAGGTAATGCCCCATCTATCAGCCTGGCCCATGATGATGTCAATTGGATGCAGCAGGCGCACCTGGAATATGATCAGAACACGGGGCACCCGAAAAAGACGATGGACAACATCATCCGAATCCTGAATTTTGACCCGGAACTGGCTGGAAAAATGGCTATCGATGACTTCTCGACGCGTGGCCTGGTCTTGGGCAGCCTGCCTTGGAACGGATGCGAATCCCGGCGGCTGTGGCAGGATACAGATGATGCCGGTGTCGCCTGGTATCTGGAAAACCGCTATGGCATCACCGGGCGGGATAAAATCACCGGCGCCCTGATGCTGGTATCAGAACAGCACCGTTTCAACGAGGTCAAAGACTACTTCCAAAGCCTCAGCTGGGACGGTGTACCGCGCATCGAAACGATGCTACATGATTACCTGGGCGCAGAGGACAACGTCTATACCCGGGCCGTGGGCCGTAAATCATTAGCGGCGGGCGTGGCCCGTGTCATGACGCCGGGATGTAAATATGACTATGTGCCGGTATTCTCCGGGCCCCAGGGCATCGGCAAGACGACGTTCCTGAAAACCATCGGCCGGGACTGGCACAGCGACAGCCTGCAATCGTTCCGGGGCAAGGAAGCCGCGGAGATGATACAAGGCATCCTGATAAACGAGATCGGGGAAATGACGGGGTACAGCAAATCCGACGACAACGAGATCAAGCAATTCCTGTCACGCTGTTATGACGTATACCGTCAGCCTTATGGGCGCCATACGGGGCGCTATCCCCGTAAAGGGATATTCTTTGGTACCTGTAATGACCATGACTTCCTGAAAGACCCGACAGGGTCGCGCCGATTCTGGCCGGTCGATGTAGGCATATTCAAGCCGGTGAAAAGCATCTGGACCGAACTGCCGGCAGAAGTGGACCAGATATGGGCGGAAGCCGTGCATTGCTGGCAAAACGGGGAGCCACTGTACATGGATACCCCGGAGCTGGAATCCATGGCCAAAGCTGAACAGGACCAGCACCGGGAGGACAACGTCAAAGAGGGGATGATCCGCGATTTCCTGATGCGGCCCATCCCGGAAGGCTATGACGCGATGCCCCTGTCGGTGCGGCGCATGTGGTGGGCCGGGACGGCACAGAATGCGGATAAAGCGACGACACAGCGGACCAAGACATGCGCTTTAGAGATATGGTGTGAATGTTTTGGCGGGGATCCGCGGAATATGAAACGCAGCGATTCCCGGGACATCAACTATGTACTGGCGAGTGTTTCAGGATGGAAGCGAAATAAAGATAAACGCCGCTATGGTTACTGTGGAGCGCAACGTGGCTTTGAAGTAATAAATATTCGATAGATAATTGTAAAAATGCGTGCCTAAAGCGTACCCATAAACCATGTAAATAATGGGTTGTTAAATTTAATAAAGAACGCTTGATAAAGTTTTAAGAATTAAAAATCATACAACTATTGATTAGGTGTACCCAAACAAGGCGCATCTGGTGCGCTTTATGGGTACACTTAAAACCCGCATTAATACGCCATTAACAGCTACTTGTACCCAATGTACCCAAATGTATTATATAAAAGATAAAAAGTAAGAATTAGAGAGTATTAGAGCGTAGCATATATGCATTATACGTATGCGTATCATCTAAACACCTAAAAAAAAATACTTTTTTATATAAGAATGGGTACATCGTTAAAAAGAGGCTTGACGCTTTTATTGATTTTATACAAAGGAGGACGAAACAATGGTATTGGAAAGTAAAATCGAACAGAAATTAGTCAAAGGTATCAAGGTCATGGGAGGCCGGGCTTATAAATGGGTATCGCCGGGGAACACGGGTGTACCGGACCGCATCGTCATTTTTCCGGATGGTAAGGTCGAATTCGTCGAATTGAAGACCGACACCGGACGGACGACGCCTTTACAGAAAGCCCAGCTGCGTCGGCTGGTTCAGCTGAATTGTACGGTCCATGTGCTGTACGGCGAGCAGGATGTCAATGAATATCTGGACATGCATACCATGCGGTTTGATTGAAGGAGGCGGGCGCTATGAAGTTTATCCCGCATCCTTATCAGCAATTCTGCATCCAGCAGGTCATCCAAAAGCCGGCCATCGGGTTGTTCCTGGACATGGGCCTGGGCAAGACAGCTATCACGCTGACTGCGGTCAGTGAATTGAAGTACGGTCGCTTCCAGGTTCGCCGTATCCTGGTCATCGCGCCGAAAAAAGTAGCCGAAGCCACCTGGCAGCGGGAAGCCGCGAAATGGGATAACCTGAAGCATCTGCGGTTCTCTACTGTTTTGGGCAGTACGACGAAGCGCATCCGGGCGCTGAATACGCCGGCAGATGTGTACGTCATCAACCGGGAGAACGTTGTCTGGCTGGTGGATTACTATAAGAACGACTGGCCATTTGATATGGTTGTCGTTGACGAGTTCTCATCGTTCAAGAGCCATTCGGCGAAACGATTTAAAGCCCTGGCGGCCATCCGGCCCCACATCTGCCGTATCGTCGGCCTGACCGGTACGCCATCGCCAAATGGCCTGGCGGATCTGTGGAGTCAGGTTTTCTTATTGGATGGTGGTAACCGACTGGGCCGGTATTATACGCATTTTCGGGAGCGTTACTTTGAACCAGGCCGGCGCAGCCGTGACGTCATCTATGAATACGACCCTAAAGACGGAGCGCAGGACGCGGTCATGAAACAGATCGCCGATATATGCATCAGCATGAAGGCATCTGATTACTTACAGCTGCCGGCCTGCGTCTATGACGATGTGCCCGTGGTCCTGTCGCCGAAAGCCAAGAAGGCCTATCGCGAACTGGAACGGACGATGATCCTGGCCCTGCCGGACGGCGATATCGACGTAACATCGGCGGCAGCGCTGTCGAATAAGCTGCAACAGCTGGCAAACGGCGCCATCTACGACGATGAGCATGAAGTCCATACCGTGCATGAATGTAAGATAGAAGCCTTTTTGGAATTAGTCGAGAAGCTGAACGGTCAGCATGCTTTAGTGTTCTATAATTTCCAGCATGACCGGGACCGGATGATGGCAGCCTTGAAGAAAACGAAACTGCGCTACCGGGTTTACAAAGACGCCGACGACGAACAGGCCTGGAACGACGGACGAGTCGATTTGCTGCTGGCCCATCCGGCATCGACGGGGTATGGCTTGAATTTGCAACATGGCGGGCATCACGTCATCTGGTTCGGGCTGAACTGGTCCCTGGAATTGTATCAGCAGGCCAATAAGCGCTTGCACCGGCAAGGGCAGGAATACCCGGTCATCGTACACCATTTGATTTGTGAGGGCACACGTGATGAAGACTTAGCAGAAGCCCTGACGAAGAAGGACGCGGCCCAGGCCTTTGTCTTGAACAGCTTGAAGGCCCGTGTCGTTGCCGTGAAAGGAGGCGCCTATGAAAAACAGCGAGGGCTACCCGGACCCGACACCCGGGAAGGCTATGGCGAATATCCGCAAGGATGACCACCGGGCCGATTTGGTCTTGCAGATCATCAAAGCGGTCTGCAAGTTGGCCGGGTATCGGATGGTATGTACCCGGCGTAATTTGAAGATATTGGAAATAATCATCAGGAGGCAGTTATGACAGCAAAAGAATATTTGAGCCGCATACGCAGGCAGAACTTTATCTTGAAACAAACAGAACATGAACTGACAGAAATACGGTCCGACATCCTGACCATCCGGGCCAGCAGCCTGGCTGAGCATGTCAGCGGATCCAAAAATTCTGACGTTGCTGATAAATACATCCGCCTGGAGCAGTACATGGATAAGGTCAACCATGAATGGGATATCCTAATCAATATGAGGATGGAAGCCAAAGCTATGATTAAGGCCCTGCCGGATCCGCAGCATCAGGCAGTCTTGTATGCTAGGTATATCAACGGCTTGCGCTGGGAGGCTATTGCCGTTGAGATGGGGTACAGCTGGAAAGGTGTCTTCAAGATACACGGCCAGGCGCTACAGGCCTTTGAACAGGTGCATCATGATGCACTGGCATCGAAGGCCAGCTAAAAAGTAAAAGAGTACATTGAAGTACACTATCGATGTGAGTATAATAGTAGTATGAAAGTTTGATACAGAGGCAACTATAACCGGTTGCCTCTTTTTTGTTGCCAAAATTCGCGGGTCCTTCTGCCGGAAATTTTCTTCCGCGGCGCTCTCGCACCCCGAAAAATGGCTAGTTTTTTTGATTTTTTGGCCCTCTTCCTTCTTAAATGGACATTTGGCAGGTGATTGTATTGGCTAGACGTACGCGCAAAGTGATAATGGGGTCGGCCCAGGATTTGGCGGAGCTGTTGCGGATTACATCGCGGCGGGTAAACCAGTTGGCAGGGATGCACATTTTAACTCGTGACGAGGAAAACCGATATGATTTGCCGTCCAACATCGATGCGTATTTCAAATATAAATACACTTCGCAAGAGGATGTTGACTATGGCCGGGAAAAGGCGATGCACGAAGCGGCTAAACGCCGCCTGGCAGAGCTGGAACTGGCGAAAAGGAATAATGAAGTCCACGAAGCGAAGGACGTCGAATTTGTCATGACAGATATGCTGACAAATCTGCGGTCCCAGCTGTTGGGTATTCCGGCCAAAATGGCGCCGGTACTGGCAGGGCAGACAGAAGCATACATCATGCAGTCTTTGACCGATGAAATCCAATCCCGATTGACAGAGCTGTCTGATTATCGGCCGGACATGTTCACGGAAGAGGAGGCCGTCGATGAAAGCGAAAACGATTAAACTTTTCCAACGCATCGCGGCTAAATCACTGCGGCCGCTCCCGAATCTCACCGTATCCGACTGGGCAGACCAATACCGTATGCTGTCCAGTGAATCGTCGGCAGAACCAGGGCGATGGCGTACTGACCGGGCTCCGTATCAGAAGGCTATCATGGATGCTTTTACGGATTTGGACGTCCGCCGAGTGGTCGTCATGTCGTGCAGCCAGGTAGGCAAATCCGATATCATGAATAACGTCATCGGTCGGTTTGCTCATTTAGCACCGGCGCCTATTTTGATGATTCAGCCGACCGTCGATATGGCGCAGGATTATTCAAAGTCAAGAATTGCGCCTATGATCCGCGATACGAAAGCACTGCGGGATATTTTTCAAGACGTTAAGAGCCGGGAATCCGGGAATACTATACTCAGCAAGCTCTTCCCCGGCGGCAGGCTTATCATGGGCGGCGCTAACAGCCCGGCCGGGCTGGCATCCCGCCCTATTAAAATCCTGCTGGCCGATGAAGTGGACCGGTTCCCGGATTCGGCCGGTACAGAAGGCGACCCTGTTGATTTGGCGGCAAAACGTATGACTACGTTCTGGGACAGGACGATGGGGCTGTTTTCGACGCCTACGAATGCCGGGGAATCACGTATCGAAGTCGAGTACATGACAGGCACACAGGAAGAGTGGCAGCACCGGTGCCCGAATTGCAGAGAATATCATCTATTGACACATCGGAATATGGTCATGGATACAGAAACGGTTGAAGATGGCCGGAAAAAAGAACATGTTCACGTTAAAGCCGTGTCCTGGCGGTGCCCGGATTGCGGCTTTACCTTTTCCGAATCAAAAATGCGGAGGCAGCCGCAGAAATACGTGGCAAAGAACCCGACAGCTATCAAGAATCATGTCCGTAGTTTTTTCGTCAACTGCTGGGCGTCCCCGTGGATATCATGGGCCGATGTCATGCAGGAATGGGTCGATGCAAAAGGGGATCCGGAGCGCGAAAAAGTCGTCATCAATACGCGATTTGGTGAACCCTATGAGCAGACACGGAGCTATGAGGATGTTGATAAGCTGCTGGCCCGGCGGGAACCTTATGATGCAGAACTGCCGGACGGCGTCCTGCTGCTGACCGCCGCTGTTGACGTCCAAGACAACCGGCTCGAGTATGAGATTGTTGGCTGGGGCGATGGTGAAGAATGCTGGGGCATCAAGAAAGGCATCATTTTAGGATCTCCCGACACAGCCGTTGTGTGGAAGCAGCTGGATGAACAGCTGGACCGGGAATATCAATTTGCCGATGGTACAGGCTTGCTAGTTGCCCGGGCGTTCATCGACTCCGGCGGCCACTACACCTCAGAGGTGTACGGGTATAGTCTTACGCATTTAGCGCGTCAGCGGTTCGCTATTCGCGGCTCGTCTACGATGGGCGTCCCGATTATCCATAAGTATTCTAAGGTTACAGCCTACCGGGGGCGGACGATTCCCCTGGTGCTTATTGGAACTGACAGCGGGAAACAGCATATTATGGACCGTCTGGCCGTTGATGTGCCGGGGCCGCGGTATTTCCATTTCCCTCTTGATAAGCCAGAGCAGGATGCTGTTAACGAGGTGCTGTGGAACCGCGGCTATGATGAAATTTATTTTCGCGGGCTTACGTCAGAGGAAAAAGTACCGCAGAAGCGGAACGGCCGGATTGTCTATCGCTGGAAAAATGTTGCAAAGGACCATCGAAATGAACCGCTCGATTTACGAGTATATAACCTGGCTTGCCTGGCGTCTATTTCTCCTGACTTCACGAAGCTGAAAGCACTGATGACAGGGACCCCGGCTGATCCTGATGCCCGTAAAAAGCGGCATAGACGGCCTAAATTTGGAGTAATAAAGCGAGGGATTGTATGAGTACGGTATTGAATAACCGGCTGAAGCAGTACGTAGCGGCCGAAACAGCGATTTTGTCAGGGGGCCAGTCCTATAAAATCGGGAACCGAACACTGACGCGGGCTGATTTAGCGGAAATCCGCAAAGAAATCAGCGCGCTGTTGTCTGCCGGGGCTACCCTTGATGGTGCATCCGGCGCTGTCCCATCCCGGGCGCGGCAGGTCGTTTTGCGTGATTAGGAGGCAGTATGAGTAAACGTAAACATAAAAAGCGCGCCCGGCAGCCGACCGGGAGCGCCAGTATCAAGATTACCAATACTGGCTATAGCGAAGGCGGTGCCAGTCGGACCCATGCGGCCTTGCGTGGCTATAATCCGCTGAAATCGTCGGTCCGGTCCGACGTAGACGCAAATCTGAACACGCTGCGCAATCGGTCATCAGATATGTATATCAATTCGCCGATTGGGGCCAGTGCCATCAATACGAATCGGGCGAATGTTATTGGAGCAGGTCTGCAAGTGATTCCTAAGATTGACTATAAGCTGCTGGGGATGACCGTCGAAGAAGCTAAAGCATGGCAGCATAACACACAGCGGGAGTTTAACCTATGGGCGGAATCCGTACAATGTGACCTGTATCATAAACATTCGTTCTATGATATGCAGGATATTGCATATTTGTCGTATCTGGTGGACGGGGACGCATGGGCGGCTATCAAGTACCGCAGACCGTCGCCGGGGGTTCCTTACTCGACACGTATCCAATTGTTCGAAGCGTCTCGTGTCTGCAATCCGGGCTCTATGGCAGCCTACAGTAATTCCGACAGTATGACCGTAGAATGCCGGAACCCGGATAACGGTAACCGCATTGTTAACGGTATCGAAATCGACGCGGATGGTGCTGTCGTAGCTTATTGGATTGCGAATCGGGTTCCTTATGATCCGACAAACAATTCCCTGCGCCTAGAATGGTCACGTGTCGAAGCTTTCGGGCGCCGTACAGGGCGACCGCTGATATTGCAGGTATCTCACGAGGAACGGCCAGAGCAGTATCGTGGCGTCCCGTATTTAGCCCCGGCTATCGAGGTGTTGAAGCAGGTTAGCCGCTACACAAATGCAGAACTGTCGGCGGCTATCATCAAATCGTTTTTTACCCTGTTCTTTACGTCTAGTGGTACCACGAATGACCTGGGCGATGTGCTGAATGAAACCTATGGGCCCGCTGAACAAATCGATCCTGATGATTTACGGCGTATTGAAATTGGTCCAGGGACTTTGAATTTACTGCCCAGCGGCGTCGATGTGAAAGCTGTCGATGGCAGCCGGACACAATCGACATTTGAAGCGTTTACCAATTCACTGATTGCTCAAATCGGGGCGTCCCTGGGCATCCCGTCAGAGGTCCTTATGAATCGCTTCCAGTCGTCGTATAGTGCGGCCAGAGCAGCGCTGTTACAAGCGTCGGCTATGTTCCGTACGCGGCGTACGTGGTTTGCCCGAGACTTTTGCCAACCCATCTATGAAGCCTGGCTGACAGAAGCTATCGCTATCGGCCGGATTCGGGCGCCTGGTTTTGGTATAGACCCACTGATTACGAAAGCCTGGGCCGGTGCGAACTGGTATGGCCCGGTCATGGGTATGCTGGACCCGGTGAAAGAAGTCAACGGGGCCGCGTTACGTGTGAAATACGGCTTTTCTACGGCAGAAAGGGAAGCGGCTGAGCTGACAGGCAGTAATTATGACGATAATGTCGATCAGATTGCGTCGGAGCGCGCTGTGTGGGTTAATAACGGCATGAATTATCCGAAAGCGGATAATACGGAAGCGCAGGATACCGGTGAAGGGGGTGATACAGGTTGAAATCGAAATCTTTTTGGAATTTCCAGGATTCCGCGGATAACGAACGCGCGGAGTTATATATCTATGGGCCTATCGTGTCGCAGTCCCGTTGGTGGGATGATACGATAGACGCTAAGAATTTTGCCGACGACCTTCAGGCTTTGCAAGGGCGGGATATTACAGTCCGTATCAATTCTCCCGGCGGCGATGTTTTTGCGGCGCATGCTATCCATAATCAGTTAATCGCATACCCTGGCGCCGTAGATGTCGTCATTGACGGGATTGCCGCATCGGCGGCTACAATTATCGCTATGGCCGGTGGACGCATTACCATGCCGACGAATTCAATGATGATGATTCACAATCCCGCAGTCGGACTGGAAGACACATACACGGCCGAAGAGCTGGACCATTATGCCAATGCTTTGCGGGCTGTCCGTAAGTCAATCGTAGCGGCTTATATGAAGCGAGCCAGTGTAGGGCAGGCAAAAATTGAATCAATGATGGACAATGAGACATGGCTGACAGCCGAAGAATGTCTGAGCATGGGCTTGGCAGATGCTATTGACGGTAGTATCCCGTCGATGCTTGATGGGGATGAGCTTATCGTAAATTCTTTGCGTGTGGATACTACGAATTACAAGAATAAAAAGGGGCTGGCGCATTGTGTGAACAAGCCGGCATCGAAACATAAGGAGGCAGGAACATTGACAAAACTTGAAGAGATTTTAAACGCCCTCGGGTTACGTATTGACGATACTGATAGATATCAGCTGGTAGACCCAAAAGAGGTAGAACCGAATAACACAAAGCCCGCATCAGCACCGGTAGACGCGGATAAAGTGGCGGCTGATGCCGTTGCCGCTGAACGGCAGCGCGTAGTTGCGCTTGATGCTATGGCGGACGGGAATCCGACAGTTGCCGCTATTATCGATACGGCTAAGCGCAATGGGCAGACCGCGGAAGAGGTACAGTGCTATGTCGATGCGGTTAAGGGCATTAATAACGCTGTTCAAACACAGCTTCAGAACATGCAAGCCGACGCGGTCATGGGCGGCGCTGACAGCATCGCTCCGGGTAACGTCAGCGATAAAGCAAATGATGACATTATTATGGGCGCCATTGCCAATGCAATGGGCGTAAAAGGAGGAAAATAGTCATGGCAGAATACGTAACTACGACACCGGGTGTACACTATGATGACCTTATCGGCAGTACCGGGGTCTCCATTGTTACACAGAATGTAGCTGTCAGTGCTGGAACTGCAATGGGGCGTGGCACATTGATGACGATCACCAGCGGGACTGCGGCTGCTACGGCTAAGGCCGGACATGCCGATGCTATTTTAGCCGCGCCGGTATCGACGACGGATACAGTGGCGACAGTATATGTTAAAGGCATGTTTAACCGGGAAAAAATCCTTGTCGCTGACTCTGATACGGTAGAGGCTCATGAAACAGAGCTGCGCGATGGCGGCATTTATCTTACCAGTTTGAAAGGCTAGAGGAGGCATAAAAATGAACTTTGACGATACCAGAATGCTGCTTGGCGCAGTAGAGCGTGCGTATACGCCGTCTACTACGCTGGTGGATGTATTTTTCCCGAATATCCAGGTATTTTCTACGGAAATCGTAGATATGGAATTTCGTAAAGGTAGCCGGTTAATGGCGCCGTTCGTCGTTCCTGGCGGTAAAGGCATCAATATGGCACGTACTGGCTCTACAATCCGCTCGTACCGGGCGCCTTTGATGCGCCCGAAGCGTATCATTGAACCGGCAGATATTCTTATTCGTGGTTTTGGCGAGTCAGAATACAGCACAAAAACACCGGAACAGCGCGCTGCTGAAATCCGCGGCCGTGATTTATCGGAACTTATTGATATGTGCGTCCGTCGCCAGGAATGGATGGCCGCTCAGTTGCTGCTTAACGGCGAGTATGACGTAGAAGGGCTCGCCGACGATGGTAGTAAAGCCCATGTGGATACGATTTCTTTCCCTGATTTTACCAATAAAGTCACGTTATCGGGGTCGGGCACATGGGATAACGCCTCGGCAGATGTTATCGCCGATTTGGATAAGGTATCCCAGAAAATCCGCCGCGAGGCAGGTATGGTACCGACGATGGCCATCTGCTCCAGCAACGTCGCCAAGTACATCATCAACAATGAAAAGCTGAGACAGTATATGCTGATTCCCAGCCGGGATAATATGGCGCTTATGAGCATTCAGCCGCAGTTCGTCCGTCCGGAATTGCTTCGGGTCGGGTACGTGTCGGCATTATCCTTGGAAATTTACGCTTATGATGGCGGATATAAGAATGATAAAGGCGAATTCGTGTCCTATATCCCAGATGATTATATCATCGTGGGCATTCCAGGTCGTGGTAAGCGCTTATTTGGGGCTATTACACAGGTCGAATCGGATGGCCAGTACCATACGTATGATAATGCATATGTTCCGAAAGTCTTAGCAGACGCAGAATATGATCATACTAGCCTTACTATGTCTAGTCGTTGCGTCTTGTGCCCGGAATTCCTCGATGACTGGGCTGTTATTAAAGTCAAATAGGAGGCTGTGCTATGAAGATTCTTGTTGCTAAATTTACGCTAGTACACAACGGGGTAGAGTACCCGACTGGCAGCGTTGTCGATGTGCCGGATGAAGTGGCGGCGGATCTGTTGGCGTCGGCGCCTAAGGAATTTGTACAGGTATCTGTGGATGAATCGGGTCAATCTGATATCGCGGCATCGGCGGATACCCCTCAGGAAGGGCTTCCGCCAGTTGATGCGGCTAAGCTGCGGAAAAAATGAGCGGCTTTAAAGACCAGGTAGCCGCGGATTTGGGTGTTTTCATTAATTCAGATGAATTTGCAGAAGAACATGACCTGAACGGTATGACCGTAAAAGCTGTAGTGCAGAGCCCTACCAGCCAGGAGCGTTGGATTAACGGAGTGAACTACAGCATCTATGATGGTGTGTCCGGAGAATCATATACCGTATACTGTCGAAAAGCCGATTTGATGGATGTCCCTCTTTTTGATCCGCGGTTCACTGAGAATAGCAGTCAGCTTTTGCCCGTTCATGGTCAGCGATTCGACTTAGACGGAGTCATTTGCATTGTAGATTCGGTGACAGATGATATGGGAATCCTGACGATTGAGCTTCATGCGGAGGTGACGTAGATGATTAGCATTGAACTGGATGACGCCAGCCGAGCGCATGTGGAATCCATTTTACAGCGGTTCATGGATACAGGGAAATTATCTACGGCTATTAAACATGCATCTCGCCGGGCGGCTATTACAGCACGTAAAGCTGGCGCCCAGGAAATCCGCAACACGTACACGATGAAAGCCGGGGCTATAAAGAGCGCGACTTCACTGAGCACAGAGGCCTGGGGGACGACGCTCCATATCAGAGGCCCGGAAGAGCCAGTTACGAAGTACAAGGCATCCCGACGCAAAAAAGGTATTTTCGTGTCCATCAAAAAAGGCAGCGGCTCCATCATACCCCGGTCATTTGATATGCCAGGCCGTGGATTCGCTGCCCGTGAAGGGAAGCCACGCCATCCTGTTACTGGGTTATTTGGGCCGGCTGTTCCGCAGCTGTACGGCAATCCAGCCGTTGTATCCCGGATGACACAGGAAGGAATGGATATGTATGAAAAGCGGCTGTTACATGAGCTGGAACGATTGGCGGGTGGTTAAATGGTAGCTGTTGATGTATTAGAGGACTTGCAAAAGTTCTTGTCAAAAAAGATGACGACATACAGCGGGCAGGATGTATCTGGGGATGATATCCACTGCTTTACGGGTTACCTGCCACGCGTTCAGACTGCCGCGATAAAGGAAAAGCTATGCCCGGCTGTCGTTGTCGGGTACTCCGGAGTCATGGACCGGACGGATGAATCTATCGTATCCGTGGTCATATCCGTTGTGACCCGTGACCCGGATATGCTGTACGGTGCATATGGACTGTTCCACTTACTGGAGTACATCCGATGCAGCCTGCTGGAAGCTAATCCAGTCTGTGATAAGTATGATGTGAAGAACGGAACCATGGAAACATCTGTACCCGACGATCAGCCCTATCCGCAGTGGTGGGGGCGTATTGATTTCGAGGTGCATATCCCACAGCCTGCGCGCACCAATCCATTTTTGTTAGGAGGACCAGAGCATGGACGAAAATAACGAAGTCATGAGCCAAGAAATCACAGATACCGTTACTACAGGCACTGCCGCAAGTATCGGCCCGGTGATTTATATTGGGCCTGGCTTTAAAGACTCCCGGCTGAATCATGGCATGATTTTTGCTCAGGGAATCCCAGAACCAGAAACAAATGATGACGTATTGAAGCATTTGTTTGTTACGCCGTCAGAGCTGAATCAGGCTATGAATGACGTAGCCATAAAAGGCACTGCCCTGAATACGTTCTATCAGGAAGCAGTCAAGCGTAAAAAAGGAGGTAAGTAAGGATGGCATTTTTTCACGGCATTAAAACATCGGAGATTGATACAGCTGTTGTGGCGACTGCGCAAACGACAGCTGGCCTGCCCGTTGTTTTTGGTACGGCGCCGGTGCATTTAGCAGAAGAGCCGAAAATTAATGAGCCTGTCATCTGCTACAGTTGGTCAGAAGCGGTGAAGCACCTAGGCTATCATGAAAATTGGGATCGCTATACGCTCTGTGAACCTATGTACGCCGAATTTAAATTGTTTGCTGTGGCACCTGTCGTATTCATCAACGTATTGGACCCGTCAAAGCATAAGAAATCGGTGTCAAGTACAGCCATTACTGTATCTAATAGAACAGCAACTATTCAAGCCGATGTTATTTTAGATACGCTGACAGTATCTGCGACGTCGTCCGGATCCGCGGCAAAAGCTGGTACGGATTATACGGCAGCATATGACGACGATGGTAACGTTTTAATCACGGCGCTGAAAGATGGCGCGTTAGCAGACGCCAGGACTATCTACGTCGCCTATGACGCGGTAGACCCTACGATGGTAAAAGACGCGGATATCATCGGTGGTGTTGGCAGTAACGACAGCGTTACCGGCCTTGAACTGATTGATATGATTTATCCTAAGTTTAACTTAGTGCCGGGGCTTTTAGCTGCTCCCGGCTGGAGCCAGCATCCTGAAGTGGCTGCTGTTATGGAGGCCAAGAGCAAGAAGTTCAACAGCCTATTCAGCTGTACGGTTCTGGTTGACATTGATACGACTCAGGTTAAATCATACAGCGGGTGCAATATGTGGAAAACCGGTAACGGCTATGCGCATAACAACGAATACGTAGGCTGGCCCATGGGTTGTATCGGCGACCATTGCTACTACATGTCTACCCTGGCCATGGGTCGCATCGGTCAGACCGATGCCGCTAATGATGATGTTCCCTATGAATCCCCGTCGAATAAGACGCTGCCAATTACTGGGCTTTGCCTGAAGGACGGTACGGAAGTCATGCTGGACTTGTCCCGAGCAAACCTGCTGAACAGTCAGGGTATTGTTACGGCGCTGACGTCTCCTGCTGGCTGGGTATTGTGGGGCAACTACACCGGGGCATTCCCTAGCACGACGGATCCGAAAGATGTCTTTCTTTGTGTCCGCCGCATGTTCGACTGGGATGATACCGTTTTTATTTTGACGTACTGGAATCGCCTTGATAAGCCCGGTAAGCCACGCAACATCAAGACAATCCTTGATTCGGAACGTATCCGGTTGAATGGCTTGATTGCCCGGGAATACATCTTAGGTGGCAGTATCGACTTCCTGGAAGAAGAAAACCCGGTAACGGATCTTGAGGCAGGAATCTTCCGCTTCCACAAAAAGCGGACACCGCCAGTTCCAATGCAGGAAATCGACAGCATTTCTGAGTATGATACATCCGCTTTTGCGGCATTGTTTGAATAACAGGGGGTGAGGTTACGTGGCTGATGTAAATAAGATGCCTGAAGTGCTTAATGATTTTCGCGTCTACGCAGAATCAGGGAGTACTTTGTACGGCATCGCAAAACTGGAATTGCCCGACTTCAAATCCATCACGCAGACTATTAAAGGTGTCGGCGTCGGTGGTGAAATTGAAGCGCCGGTATTAGGGCAGTTTGAATCATTGGAAACGAAAATCACGCATAATATTAACAGCGACTGGAATCTGAGCCTAGTCGGCGGTCAGGCTGTTGCACTGGAGGCACGGGGCGCTAATCAGTACTGGGATAGCGGTGCCAACAAGTATATCATGGACACAGTCCGTGTTGTCATCCGTGGTCGATCTAAAGCCATGTCTGGCGGTTCCTGGGAGCCAGCCAGCACGGTCGATGCGGACAACACTATCGAAACGACGTATATCAAGTATGAGGTTAATGGGAAGACCATGCTTGAAGTCGATAAGTATGCGTATAAGTTCGTTGCAGGAGGCGAGGACATTATGCAGCCTATCCGCGATGCGCTTGGTTTGTAAGGTAAGGAGGCTAAGTTATGAAGAAAGAAGCAAAAGTTGTTGATGCAGAAATCGTCGAAACATCGGATAAAGCAGCAGCTATTCCAGCAGATCAAATCATTGATTTGTCCCGGGCGCTGCCCGATGGCAGGACGTCGCTCGTTCTGGATTTTGATAAAGTCACGGGCTATACGCTGTTACGTTGTGAAAAGGCGGCCAAAAAAGATGACGCCAGTATCGTTGTGCCGGCGCTGTCCCAGGTTTACCAGGCACATGTCGCAGCTATCGCGGCAGATGTGAAATATGATGACATCTTAGCATTGTCCGCAAAGGACTTCACAGCCGTTATGATTAAGACACAAGGTTTTTTACTCGGTACGGGTTCGCAGGGCCAAGCGGACTAACAGGGCAACGGCTTAGGTTGAACGTGTTACGCATGGCTAAGTATTCGCACACGCCGATCAGCTTTTTCATGAGCTTATCAATAGATGATCTTTATGGGTGGATGGACACGGTAGCCGGAGAAATCGATCGGCAGAACCGTGAAATCGAGCGCCAGGTGAAAGGAGGCGGTCGCCATGGCTAATCGGGTGCTGGAAATGGCAATCGCAATCAAAGGGCAGCTAGATGGTAGCGTAGGGAGCACAATGTCTCAGGCGGTCGCTCATGCGAAGCAGATGCAAGCCCAGATTCGCGCGGCAAACCGGGAAATGGCAAGCCTGCAAAAACAGGCGGCTAAACAACAAGGCAGTAAGGGCTACGTTGAGTACGATACCGAGCTGGCTATGCTCCAGGCTCAGGCTCAAAAAAACTCAGCTGCTAAAGAATACGAAGCTACTATGGACCGTGTCAATGCCAAGCAGAAAGCGTCCGCCAATTTGTCTCAAGCCGTTAGTAATTTAAAGGCTGGGGCCGTTGCGGCTACGGCTATGGCGGCTCCTTTAGGACTAGCCGTGAACGAGGCTATTAAGTTTGAGGCGTCTATGGCAGATGTGCGTAAGACCGTTGATTTTGATACGCCTCAGCAGTTCAAAGAAATGGGCGACGACATCCTGCGGATGTCCCAGGAAATGCCGATGTCGGCCGAAGGTATCGCGAAAATTGTTGCCGCTGGCGGGCAAGCAGGTATCGCGCGGGATGATTTGAAGCAATTCGCGACCGATGCCATTAAAATGGGTGTAGCCTTCGACATATCGGCAGAGCAGGCCGGCGATATGATGGCCAAATGGCGTACAGCCTTTGGTATGGACCAGGGGCAGGTCGTCCAGCTGGCCGATCAGGTAAACTACCTGTCGAATACGACAGCCGCCAGTAGTGACTCTATTTCCGACATTGTAACCCGCGTTGGGCCGCTGGGGCAGGTTGCCGGCATTAGCGCAGCGCAAATTGCGGCTATCGGTGCATCGATGGCATCAGTAGGGGTTGAGTCGGATGTAGCGGCTACGGGTATTAAAAACATGGCGCTAGGGCTGGTTGCTGGCGCTGGTGCTACGAAATTCCAGCAGGAGGCCTTTGCGCAATTAGGGCTGTCCGCAGAAGACGTAGCCAAGCGGATGCAGACCGACGCACAAGGAACCATCATCGATGTGTTGTCCCGGATTAAAGAGTTGCCGAAAGAGATGCAGGCGTCTGTACTAAGCGACTTGTTCGGTAAAGAGTCTATCAATGCAATTGCGCCGCTGCTGACACAGCTCGATAATTTAAAGGATAACTTTAATAAGGTGGGCGACGCATCGCAGTATGCTGGGTCCATGGATGCAGAATACCAGGCACGGGTAGGGACTACCGCTAATCAGTTGCAATTAGTTAAAAATAACCTGGCAGCACTGGCTATTAATATCGGGAGCCTGCTCTTGCCCGCAGTTAGCAATGTCGCTGGCGGGCTTGCTAGGGCCATGGGCACAGTAGCATCTTTTATATCAGAGCATCAAACATTGGCCGCAGTCATTATGGGTACCGTCAGCGCCATTTTGGCGCTGACCCTGGCTGCGCTGACTATCCGAGCTGCTGTAGCCTACTACAAATATATGGTTGCCACCATCAACATGGTAAGAGATGCTCACGTGGCAGCGACAGTTGCATCAAAAGCCTCTGCGGCATCTACAATGGTCGCTGGGGCTGCGCAGCGCGCCTTTGCTATAGGCGCCCGTATGGCTGAGGCTGCGCAGATGGCGTTGAACGCGGTCATGGCAATGAATCCGTTTATTTTGATAGTTCTCGCCATTATGGCTGTTGTGGCCGTATTGATTTACCTATGGAATACAAATGAGAACTTCCGCGCAGCATGCATCGCGGCGTGGGAGGCTATTTGTAATGCCGTATCGTCAGCGTGGGCAGCCATATCGTCAGCGGCTTCAGCAGCCTGGGCCTATATTACTGGTGCCGTATCCAGCGCGTACAGCTTTATCGTTAGTGTTTTTGATTCTATTATGGCAGTAGCTGTAGCTGTTTGGGATGCTGCTGTCAGCGCTGCACAAAGTGCCTGGGATAGCATTACGTCAGCCGTAAGTCAGGGCGTACAGTGGTGCATCGATAGGTGGAATGCTTTGAAAGAAGCACTGTCCCATCCAATCGATGCTATCGTGAACTTTGTCAAAGGTGGCGACAGCGATGCCGCATCCGCAGCTGGGCAGTCCGCCCGTGGCGGTATTTTTAGCCATCCTTATTTGACATGGGTCGCTGAAGCCGGCTATCCAGAGGTCATCGTCCCGATTACGCATGATGCAAATGCCTATGGGTTGTGGGCGAAGGCCGGCCAGATGCTGGGGATTAACCCGAGCATGCCGACTGTTTCCGGTGTTCCATCGTCTGCGGTGCCCAGCGGCTCTGCTAACATCAATTTTGCGCCCACCATTAATGTACAAGGCGCCGACGCCAAGCAGGATGTCTCTCAAGTGCTTGAACAGAAAATGCGTGAATTTGACCGTATGATGCGACGGTGGTTTTCTGATCGGAGGCGGTTGAGCTTTGACTAGTACATATCATACGATTCAGGGCGATATGTGGGACCTAATTTCATACCGCGTGTACGGCTCTGAAAATTATGTAAAGATTCTGCTGGAAGCGAATCCGGTATACCGGAATATCGCAATTTTTCCGGCAGATATAGATATCATTTGCCCGGTAATACCCTCGTCTGAATCTAGGGTATTACCCCCATGGAAGCGGTGATTTAAATGGCGTTATTGCAATCCGTGCAATCTACGGTGAAAAAATTGGAAGCCCAGGCCATGGCCGGTGTCGTAGCACAAGAGCACTTAGGACGCAGGGCATGGCTGCAAGTGACCTATAACAGTAAAGACATATCCGAAGCGCTGGCGCAGTATTTAATTAGCGCCAGCTATACAGATAATTTGTCCGGGCAGGTCGATGATATATCGCTTACATTGGAGGATAAGGCGGGGCTGTGGCAGTCCGATTGGATGCCCGTAAAGGGTGCAACGTTAGATATAATATTGTGTACCTATAACTGGCAAGGGCTGTATGATGGCGAATTTGACACGACTTTGGGGACCTTTGAAGTTGATGAAATCGAGATGACGAGCGCGCCTGATGTCGTTAATATTAAAGCTGTCGCTATCAGCATAGGAGACGATAGTACGTTGCGAAGTACAATGCGGTCGAAAACATGGGAAAACATCTCAGTCAGAAAAGTGGCTAACGACATCGCCTGGGAAAATGGTCTGAAGCTGTTTTGGGACTGCGATGATAATCCCAATATCGACAAGCTGGAACAAAATGATGAATCGGATTTGTCGGTGCTCCAGAAGGTTTGCGATGACGCCGGGTTTGCACTGAAAATTACAACGGATACTATTATTGTTTTTGATGAGGCGAAATATGAACAAGCAGAACCCGTTATTGAGATTTACCATCCTGGAACGACGACTGTCATGGATATCGCGGAAGCCGATGGCACGCCCACACCAGAGCGGATTTTCCATAGCACCGGCTATTCGTTCAAAACCAAAATCCGCGATGTCTATAAAAAATGCCACATAAAATACACGAATGATCAGGATAAATCCGTTATCGAATCCACTTTTACTGATCCTAATAAATCCAACGGGGCTACTTTAGAAATTCATCAGCAAGTGACGTCACAGGCTGAAGCTGATCGCCTGGCAAAGAAAAAACTGCGCGAAAAGAACCGGGATGAATGCACTGGGTCGTATAGTCTGGACGGTTGTCAGTTCTTATGTGCAGGGGAAACTATTGAGATGATTGGATTTGGCATATTTTCCGGGCGGTATATAGTCACGCAGGCGAAGCACGATATCAGTGGCAGCGGCTACGTGACTAGCATTGATGTAAGGAGGTGTCTAATTGGATACTGAATCTGCTATTTATCGAATCCTATCCAGGATAGTCCGGGTAGGGCTGGTGTCCACAGTGAACCCAAGTGATGCTACAGTACGCGTCGTATTCCCGGATCATGATTATGTCGTATCGCCGCCGCTGAAAGTAATTATGCGAGGTAGTAAGGCGGCAAAGGACTTTTGGATGCCCGTTGTAGATGACCTTGTGCTTTGCCTGTTCACGGCAAACGGAGGCGGTAAAGGTGCAGGGGCAGGGTATGTTATTGGCACTATTTATAACACCGTAGACGCGCCGCCTTCGGGCGGTACCCGGGTGCTGAGTGTGCCTGATGATTTGGTCATTAATTGTGGAAGCCTGGCTGTTAATGCAGACGGCGGAGATGTTACAGTCAATGGTATATCCCTTGTAAACCACACGCATGGCGGGGTAACGCCAGGCGGTAGCAGCACTGGCAAGCCACAGTAAGGAGGTGATAGCGTGTACATAGGATACTTTGGAACAGTTATCTTTTGCGTAGCCGAACACTATCTTGTTACCCCCGATGAGGTTGAACGGTCTGGGGAAGCCCGTTGGCAGTCGCACGACGTTATTTTAAAGAAGCCCGTGCCACAATTCATCGGGCCAGGGCAAGAAGAGCTGTCTTTTAAACTGCACTTGATGACACTTTATAACGCCGCTCCGGCTAAACAGCTGGCTAAGCTGCGCGCAATGCGTGATAATGGTATCGTTTGCCCGCTCATAATCGGCGGTGTCCCTGTGTCACAAAATTACTGGTACTTGGAAAGTTTGGATGAAACCGAGGCCATTTATAATGCTTACGGCAAAATTATGTCCATTACGGCGAATGTGAAGCTGAAAGAGTACGACACTACGAATACTGATGAAGAATCAATGGTGAATAAAGCTGGCAGGGCCTATAATGCGCTAACCACCCTGTTTGGCAGAGGAGGGCTGTAATGTGCAATATGTAATTACGACAAAAGATCCTACAACCATTAATATGGCCCCGAAAACTGAGGCCGAAGAAATTCTGCAAAACATACGGACTATCTTAGCAACGGCTAAGGGAACAGTTCCGCTGGATCGCGAATTTGGTCTGGATAGCACGGTTATCGACTTACCGACCTCGTTAGGCAAGGCGAAGCTGACGAATGAAATCTTTCAGGCGGTCAAGCACTATGAGCCACGAGTTACTATTGACAGTATCAGCTTTTCAGGGGACATATCTGGTAAGATTATCCCTAAGGTGGTGATTACCTTATGAAACTAACTGATTTACCAGACATCGAGTTTGTCGATGCAGACGCTGAACATGTGAAGGCCACTCTTTTCGCGGACTATATAAGCATAACCGGCCGGACATTAGCTCAGGGTGACCCTGTACGACTGTTCTTGCTGGTTGTCGCAGAAGCTTTTATCCGGCTACTGAATAACCAGAACTACGTTGGCAAGCAGAATTTACTGCGCTATGCAACCGGGGATAATCTTGATCACCTGGGGGCGCTAACTGACACAACGCGCATACCGGCATCAGCAGCTACAACAACAATTAAAATTACGCTGTCGGCTGCGCGTAATCAAGAAACAATCATACCCGCAGGAACACGGGTTGTTACAGCTAGCGGGGTTTATTTTGCAATCGACGACGATACTGTTGTCCTGGCAGGTGGGCTAACGGTAAATGCTAAAGCAACTTGTCAGGTAACTGGTGAACTGGGAAATGGGTTTTTACCAGGAGAAATCAGTAATATTGTGGACCCTGTCGCCTATGTAGCTACCATGGTTAACCTGACGGCCAGCGCCGGCGGCGCAGATAAAGAAAGCGATGATGCATATCGGGAGCGAATTCATGAGTCGCCGGAGCGCTTCTCGACAGCGGGCCCTACCGGTGCATATGAGTACTGGGCAAAATCTGCCAACAGCGCTATAAATGATGTGACAGTATATAGCCCATCGGCGGGCGTCGTAGAAATACGGCCACTGCTGGACGGCGGGAAAATCCCTGGGCAGGAAGTGCTGGATGTCGTGGATAGTATCTTGAATAAGGATACCGTACGGCCGCTCACTGATCAGGTACAAGTCAAGGCTCCGGAGCCTGTCAGCTATGACATCAGTCTGACGTACTACATCGACCGTGGGGCGTCAGAATCTACGGTAAAAGACGCCGTTACGCAGGCAATCGCAGGGTATGAGCTGTGGCAGTCTGCGAAGATAGGGCGCGATATCAATCCGTCCAGGCTGATTGCAGATGTAATGTCTGTTCCCGGTGTTAAGCGAATCGTTGTAGCATCTCCAGTATATACTGAGTTAACCAATATACAGGTCGCACAGGCGGATAAAATAAGCGCAACATTGGGAGGTAGTGAAGATGAATGACGATGAATATAAAATTTCAGAACATCTCCCAGCATCCATTGACGCAGAACCTGTCATTACCCTGGCCAGCGCTGTCGATGCAGGATTGGCGAAAATTAACCCCGATTTGCTATTGATTTATCCCGCTATTGATACGCTGGGCGAGGATCTGATTGATTGTCTTGCGGTCCAGCTACATGTAGATGAATACGATGATACGGCGACATTGAGCGTAAAAAGGCAACAAGTGAAAGAATCGCTGCTACTACATCGGATGAAAGGTACGAAGTATGCGGTACAGAAAGCGGTATCCACAGTGTATCAATTAGCTAAAGTAGAAGAATGGCCCGCATATAGCGGAGATCCGTATCATTTTCGTATATCTGGGATTACCGCTCCCATCGAAGACGGGGCCGTAGTAAATAAACTAGTACGAATCGTGAATGCGTACAAAAATACACGGTCATGGCTAGACTATATTGAATTTATAGAATCCACTACTACTACTACTACTAAGTCCGTGGCTTGCATCATGGATGATGAAAATTTGACGATTACAAGCAAAATAACTGATGAAATAATAATTAATACGAATATGCGCGCAGCGGTCGGGTTAATGGATGATGAGGAGGTATTTGTAAATGTCGAATTGGCAAGGATTTAAAAGAACAAAATTGGGGCAGAATTTACAAGCTAAAATCGATGCAGGGTTAACAAAATTTAAAATTACAAAGCTAGGAGTTGGGGATGGCTCATACCAAGGAAATGTTGAAAATATGATTGCTCTCTCAAATAAAAAGCAAGATTTAAATGTTAGTAAAATAGAAGTTAGCGAAAACGTCATAAAAATTCAAACTACGATAACGAATACTGGGGTGACAGAAAAATATCAGATGACAGAAATTGGCATTTTTGCAACGGACCCAGAAATGGGTGAAATTCTATATGCTGTCATGACTGACCCTAACCCTGACACGATGCCGGCATATGGATCGGCAACAGTAGTAAAAAAAACTTGGACATTTAATTTAATAGTCGATAATACTGGCGACGTATCAGCCGTAATAGACAGCGCATCTTTAATTACTGTTGGTGACCTTGCTAACCATAACAACGACACTAACGCGCATACAGCCCTGGCAGCCACGATTGACGACACCATAGTACCTAAATCTGATACAAATACCATCCGGAATCTGCTCGATAATCTTGCTAATCGTATCAAAGCCGCCACGGGGGCAAGCGGATGGAAAGAAGCACCGGCAGCGACCCTTGCAAGTCTGAGTATGATGATTGCTAATTTGGCGACCGGAGCAGACGTCACCTGGGACGGAAAAAAGTTTACAAATCATCGCCTGGGCATTACCGGGCTAATGGATCAAAATGGCTACATTTGCTTCGGGCCAAACTGCGGCAGCCTAATTATACAGTGGGGATTACAAACAAACGCAACCATGTCCGGTACGCATATCATCT